TCCCAACTATCTCCACCATAACTAGAAACTTCTTTTTTAAGCTCTAATATCTCTTTTATTTCTTCTTTATCTTCTTTGGGGTCTAAGGTTTTCAATTCTTCCTCTAAATCCCTACTATCTATTATATCACTCATATATTTAACCTCCTTGATTAAGTTCAACTTTAGTAAAAGTTTTATTTTTAGTATTGTAAATAGCTCTTTTAACCAATTCACCATCTACAAAAAATTGAAAGTCTAAAGTGCCATCATCACAGACGGACTTCATAACTTCATACTTCACAAACTCAAAAGAATTTCTAGAGCTTGTGCCAACATTTACGGTAGTTGTTGTATAGTCATTTGCACCAAAAGACTTGCCATAAGGCATTGCGTAATCTGGTGAATTAACTACATTCCATATATTATATTGTTTCATAATTAACCTCTCTTTGTTTGAATTAATTCATCTTAATACTATTCGTTATATGATTGCAACTTATTATATGGGATATATTTATATTAATTACACATTACTTGAACTATGTTCACCCTTTGTTCTACATTCAGTTGGATATTGGCTAATTTCCGCCACAAACTAACAATAAATACTATTGAAAAACCCTCTTTACTCTCTCCTAACTGTAATAAGAGATAATAAGAATAAGAATGGATCATTTAATATTATGTTATGGATAATTGCTTGTGTTAGCAATCTTCACACCCAAACATATAAATATCCATAATCAATTATACTTGCCTTATTAATGACATAATTCATTACAAATAATGGCTAAATAACTATAATTGGACATAATATATCTTATACGAATACAGAATGGCTCTAATTAGCCATTAATTAATGGTTAATAATGATGTGATATTATTACAACAGTATTATTTGTTCTTGTTTTGTTCTAATTGGCGGGTTTTGGTAGTATGATACCATCATCTGGGCATTGGGGGGTTATGTATATGTCATAACTCATACAATCAGACAATCAAAAGAGGGGGGTTTTATTTACAAATCCCTATGAATCAATTATAGCTTAAGCATAATATATGGAACTAACTTTGAAATTTAGTGTAGCACCATCAGTGTTATTCTTAGAGACTAGACTACCTTTAAAGGCGGTTGAGGATCTCAATACGTATCTGGATAAAAGGCATAAAAAGAACGCTGAATCTTTCGCAGATAAGCTCGTAGGGCAAATATCGCATGGAGAGCAGCTTAAAATGGATTCTGAAGATGAATTGGTGAAGCCTTTAGTTCAAATTGTGGCAAATATGTCACAAGAGTACGTAGAACAGTTCACAAAGACCATTGGAGCATCGCCAATGAAGAGATTACCACAGGTTCATAGCCTATGGTCAGTTCATTCTTACGAAAGAGACTACAATCCTGTACACGATCATGGGGTTGATACCATTATGGGTATAAGTTTCACTACATGGACTAAAATACCACCTCAAATAGCTAATGGAGAGGAATATACCGCCTCTAAATTATACAATTCGAGTGGTTTAGCTGACGGATATTTACAATTTCACTTCGGACAGACTGGAATAAGGGGTTTAGAGGAGCTTAGACCTCCTTTTTCTCGTACTATAAAGCCTGAAGTAGGAAAATTATTAATGTTTCCATCATGGTGTCAACACACCGTTTATCCTTTTGAGGGTAAAGGGGAACGCAGAACAGTAGCAGGGAACCTTAATATGTTTCCACAAGGAGAATAATATGACAAGACCAATACCACTAAAGACAAGAATTAGACGTTCAGTATCACAAAAGAAAAAATCGAATGGTGATGACACTACGCCTAGATTTATGTTAAGTAAAGATTCAGGAATGACTTTAGAAAGTTTTAAAAAGTTGATGAAAAGACTTGAGAACGGTAAAGGTGTTTTGAACAAAAAAGATTTAAAAACAATAAGAAAATTTACTAACTAAAAAGGTTAACCAATGAAAAAAAAGAGAAAACCATACTAAGGAGAATATTATGGACAAAATAAACGCAATTATCGAATGGGTAAAAGATTACCGATTATGGGAAACTAAAGATTACATCAAAGCTGGTGTAGTTGTTATTGTTGTTATAGGGATCATTGTATCTATAGCATAATGGCACAAAGAGGAGGCAAGAGACCAGGAGCAGGTAGACCAAGAGGAGTCACCGCAGGCACTAAGCACGAAAGATTAGAAAAAATGCTACGTAAGGGAGCTAAAACTCCCCTACAATATATGCTGAACATCCTGAACGACAAAAAAACATCCCCTGAAAAAAAGATGTGGGCTGCCGAGAAAGCTGCACCTTTCGTACACCCTAGACTATCCTCAATAGACCAAAAACTACAAGGAGACAAAGACGAGCCAGTCGAAATAGAAGTTAAATGGAAGGAATAGTTTGAAGATTGAAATACCTTACAAACCACGACCCTTACAAAAAGAACTCCATAATCAATTAAAACGCTTTAATGTTATATGTTGTCATCGTAGGTTTGGTAAAACAGTTTTTGCAATAAACCACTTAATAAAAACAGCGTTAAATAAACCAAATCAACGCTTGGCATACATTGCACCCACTTATCGACAAGGTAAGAACGTGGCTTTTGACTATTTAAAGGAATACACCCAACCCTTAATGAAATTAGGGGGGAGTAGACATGAGACCGAATTAAAGGTAGACCTATGGAATGGTTCACGTTTACAAATATTCGGTGCTGACAACCCAGATGCCCTTAGAGGCTTGGGGTTTGATGGTGTCTGTATGGATGAGTTCGCTTTAATGTCGCCTCGTACTTGGACTGAGGTAGTTAGACCTGCAGTTTCTGACAAACTAGGCTATGTTATATTCATTGGTACGCCAATGGGTCATAATCAGTTCTGGGATGTCTACGACCTTGCAAAACGCAGAGGTGGAGACTGGAAGGCGGTTTTATATAGAGCTTCTGAAACAGAAGTTATAGATGCTGATGAGCTTGAAGAAGCTAGGGCAACCATGCCAGAAGATCAGTACGAACAAGAGTTTGAATGTAGTTTCCAAGCTGCAGTATCTGGTGCTTATTATGGTAAGCAGATACAAAAAGCTGAGAAAGAGAATCGAATTGTAGATGTTGAATACGATCTAAACGTAGATGTAGAAACATGGTGGGATTTAGGGATTGGTGATTCAACTGCAATTTGGTTTGCACAAAGAGTAGGTGAGGAAGTTCACCTTATAGATTATTACGAAACGTCTGGAGAATCACTTGCACATTATGCAGATGTTTTAAAAGAAAAAGCATACAATTACGGTAGACACATTGCACCACACGATATAGTGGCACGTGAATTAGGTACAGGTAAATCAAGATTAGAAGTTGCAAGGGAACTTGGAGTTAATTTTGATGTATGTCCTAAATTAGAAATACAACACGGTATTGAGTCTGTTAGAAACACGCTTGATAAGTGTTGGTTTGATCGTAATAGGTGTAAACTTGGTATTGAATGTTTGCGACAATACCGTAAAGAGTATGATGATAAGATGCAGACATTTAAAAACAAACCGTTGCACGACTGGAGTTCGCATGGATCTGATGCGTTTCGCTATGGTTGTGCGATAGATCCTGACACAAAGAGTCAATGGAAAACAGAAATTAACGTAGATACAAGGTATATAGTTTAATATGGCAAAAGGAAAACCCTTAACAGAACCAGAAGTCACAGCAGTATTGCAATCAGAAATTAACGCTTCACTTGGTTATATTGGTTCAGACATAACAACCCAAAGACAAAAATCTTTAGAATATTATTTTGGTGAACCATTTGGTAACGAGCAAGAAGGTCGTTCACAAGTTGTTTCAACAGATGTCAGTGATGTAGTTGAATCAATTCTACCAACACTACTTAGAACATTTGCAGCTAGTGATGATGTTGTTAGATGTGATCCTGTCACAGCAGAAGATGAAGAAGTTGCAAAACAGGCAACTGATTATTTGAATTACGTATTCAATAAAGATAACGATGGGTTTGTTGCACTTTACACATTATTCAAAGACGCATTAATACAAAAAAACGGAATTGCAAAAATATATTGGAATACATCTGAAAAACGAGAACAAGAAACTTACGAAAAACTAAGTGATGATGAATACACTATGCTTATTGATGAAGATGGTGTTGAAGTAAAAGAACACTCAGAATATTCTGACGAAGATGCTATTACTGCAAAACAAAAAATGATGGAACAAACAGATGATCCTATGTTGATGCAGCAAATAGAAGATCAACCAGTTCCTATGTTGCATGATTGCGTTATTACAAGAATTGAAACATTTGGCAAAGTTAAAATTGAAGCTATACCACCTGAAGAGTTTTTAATTGAACGTAGAGCAAAGAGTTTACAAGATGCAAACTTTCTTGCACACCGTACAACACAAACAAGATCACAGCTTATTGAAGCAGGGTTTGATGCAGACCTAGTTAACTCTTTACCAAGTGATATATCAGATAAATACAACGAAGAAAAAATTACTCGTTATAATAATTTAGATTATGACTATGATAGTAATGCAGGCGAAGCATCTACAGATGAAATAACAGTTTTTGAATGTTATGCGAAAATGGATGTTGAAGGCGATGGCATTGCGAAATTAAGAAAAGTAACTATGGCTGGTACAGGTGGCTATAGTATTTTAGATGATGAATTATGCGATAGCATACCATTTATTTCTATCACACCGATCATGGTTCCTCATAGGTTCTTCGGTAGATCAGTTTCTGAAATGACTGAGGACTTACAACTTATTAAGTCAACAGTTATGAGGCAGTTGTTAGATAATATGTATCTAACTAACAACAACAGAGTTGCAGTTATGGATGGTCAAGTTAATCTTGACGACTTACTCACTAACCGACCAGGTGGCGTAGTTAGAACTAAAGGTTCGCCAGGTCAAGTGATGATGCCAATGCAAACACAAACTATTAATCAACAAGCATTTCCACTCCTTGAATATCTTGACACAGTAAGAGAACAACGTACAGGAATAACAAGATACTCGCAAGGCATGGATGCTGACTCTCTTAACAAAACAGCAACTGGTGTTAATGTAATTTTAACCCAAGCTCAAATGAGAGTCGAGTTGATTGCACGTATCTTTGCCGAAACAGGCGTTAAAGATATGTTTGGAAAAATATTTGAATTGGTGGTTAAACATCAAGACAAAGAAAGAATCATAAAAATCAGAAATTCATTCGTACCATTTAGACCGATGGAGTGGAGAAACAGATGTAATGTTTCAATTAACGTAGGACTTGGAACTGGATCAAGAGATCAACAACTTTCAATCCTAAATAACATCTTACAAACTCAATTAAAAGCATTAGAGCTACAAGGCACTCCTGCTGGACCAATGGTTAACCTAAGAAATATTTACAACACACTTTCAAAAATTGTTGAAAACGCAGGGTTGAAAAATACTGGTCTGTTCTTTACAGATCCAGATGTAGGTATGCAACAAATGCCACCTCCTCAACCACCGCAACCAACAGAATTTGAAAAAGTATCGCAGTTACAGGTTCAAGGTGAGAACTACAGAAAACAAATGGATAGTGAAATTAGAATAAAAGAATTAGAAAAAAGCTATCAAGAAATGATACTGAAGTTTGAAACTCGTATTAAAGAATTAGAATTACAATACGGAACCAAGATTAATGAGGCTGAAATCAGAAGGGATGCAGTTTTAGCAAAAGAAGATTTAGTTCAGCAAGGCAAGTTAAGAGAACAAGCACAAAAAAGTGTTGATAAACAACTTGACCAAGCACAACAAATCATGCAAAACGTAACTAATGAACCAAAGCAAACTAAGTAAAGAAGTTTCAAGAGGCGAGAAAGCCAAACTACTTCTTGACGAACCGTTGTTTAAAGAGGCATTTGAAATGCTAAAAGCAGAATACAAAGATGCCCTACTTCAAACAAAACATGATGAGGATGCAGTAAGAAAAGTCTTATGGCAAGCATACCACATTACTGACAAAGTGGAGAATCACTTTCGCACCGTAATGGAAACAGGAAAGCTCGCTGCAACTCAAATCAATCAGCTCAAAAAAAATTCGACTTAAATCGAATACACCAACCCAAAAGGGAGTGTAACATTTAATAAGGAGGTTGTTATGGCAGATAGCCAACCAACTAACGTAGTTGATGCAGGAAATATTATTAAAGGTCTGATGACTGGAGATGATGCTGCAGAAACACCTGTAGAAACAGCAGTAGCTGAATCTACACAAACAACAGAAGAAGCAGAGGTAGAAACTTCTAGCGAGGAAACTGTAAACCCAAGTGACGTTCCTTACAAAGATCAAGGTGAAGAACCTTTAAGTGAGGAAATAGTCCAAGAAACATCTGAGTCGGAAGATATACAAGAAAACTCTGAGGAGCCTATTTATACTGTAACCATTGATGGTACAGACTTTGAGGTGACCCAAGATGAGTTAATTCAAGGGTATCAACGAAATGCAGATTACACTCGTAAAACACAGGAACTTGCTGCTGAAAGACAGCAATCAAGTGACTTTGTTGAACGATCAAAAAAAGACGTTGAACAAAAGATAGCTAGACTTGACGAATTAAACAAGTCCGCACAAGTACAACTTCAACAAGAATACGCACAAATAGACTTCGAAAAACTATATGACGAAGATCCTGTAGAAGCTGCAAGACTAGAGCATAAAATGCGAAAGAAAAACGAGCAACTTCAACAAGTGCAACAGCAAACTAACCAACTTCAAATGGAAGAGTTTCAAAAGTATCTTGATGAACAACAAAAGCAATTAAATATAAAAGTTCCAGAAATGAATCATCCTGAAAAAGGAACGCAATTTAGAAAACAAATGCGTGATTATCTTTCTAATATGGGCTTTAAAGGTCAAGAAATTGACTCTATTTATGACCACAGATATGTGATGCTAGTTAAAGATGCGATGAATTATCGTAATCTTCAAAAAGCTAAACCAGAAATAAAAAAGAAAGCGGTCAATGCTCCTAAAGTTGTAAGAGGCGGTGTGTCTAAAACGAAAGGTCAACAGTTAGCTGAAGAGAAACGTCAAAAACTCTCAACACTACGTAAAACAGGCAAAGTTACTGACGCTGCTAAGATTTTCCGTAGTTTAGTATAACAAGAAGGAGGCTGTAATGGCACAACCAACTAACTTGTATGATACGTATGACACTACTGGTATTCGAGAGGATTTAATAGATGTAATCTATAACATTAGTCCTGAAGATACCCCAATTTTGTCTGCGATACCTCGTACAAAAGCAAAATCAACAAAGCACGAATGGCAACTTGACAGTCTTGCTACACCTGCCGCTAACAAAGTTATCGAAGGTGATGAAGCAACTGTTGACGCTTTAACTGCTACAACAAGGGCGTTTAACTACACCCAAATTTCTGACAAAGTGGTTGCACTTTCTGGAACACAATCGGCTGTAGATGCAGCAGGTCGTGCTGATGAAATGGCATACCAAATTGCAAAGAAATCGAAAGAGCTTAAGAAAGATATAGAATTTGCACTTATTAAAGGTCAAGTTCAAGCTGCTGGAGATGCAACAACTGCTAGAGCATTAGGATCTATTCCTACATGGTTAAAAACTAACGGTGATGCAGGAACTTCTGGCTCTCTTTCTACTGGTTCTGGTACTGACTTACCTAACTCTGGTACAGATAGAGACCTTACTGAAACAATTCTTAAAACAGTTGTTAAAGAGGTTTACGAATCTGGCGGAGAAATGGATATGTTTGTTTGTCCACCAAGTATAAAACAAACTGTATCTGGTTTCAACGCTAACACTACTAGATTTGGTCAAGCAGAAAAAAGAACTGAGTTTGCAGCTATTGACGTTTATAGCTCAGATTTCGGTGATCTTAAAGTAGTACCAAACAGAGTAATGGCAACTACAAGTGAAAGTAATGCTTTCCTTATCCAAAGAGATATGATGGCAACTGCTTACTTAAGAGACTTCCAAATCGGAGACCTAGCAAAAACTGGTGACTCTGAGAAGAAACAACTTTTATGTGAGTACACACTTGAAATGAGAAACGAAGCCGCACACGGTATTCTTCTCGACATTAACCAATAATCTAATTGGGGGAGCTAGTCTCCCCCTTTAGAACATTTAAGGAACATTATGTATTACAAATTAACAGGAACAGTCCAAAAGGTAGATTACACAGGTACTGCTGCTAACAGTTCTGCTATATCAGGGCAAGTAAGGTATGTAAGGTTGTATGCAACTACTGATTGTCATGTATCAATAAACAATCCAGCAGTAACTGCAACTGCATCTATGACACCATTGCAAGCCAAAGAAGCAGAAATATTTAAAGTATCACCAGGCAATATCATATCTGTAATTAGAACTTCTGGTAATGGATCATTGTATATTTCAGAATTATCGGAGTAAATTATGTCTGACAACAAATCACCAACTACATTTAAAGTAGGAACGACACAAACTGTAGCTGTAGGAAGCTCATCTGCTGCAACATCAAACGCATTTGATGGACAAACTAGAGAAATAAGAGTTGTAACAACAGTAGATGCTTATGTGGAAATGAACGCTACATCACCAACTGCAACTTCAGGTAGTACCATAGTACCAGCGTTTACTCCTGAATATTTTAGAGTCACACCATCAACAAAAGTGGCTGTGTTAAGAGTCGGATCAACTGACGGAACTGCAAGAATATCTGAACTTACACAATGACGATTGCTACCAGGTTTTCTCACAGAGGACAAGATAGGTATAGAGATAGAAGAACTGATACTCCAAACGATAACTTAAAAGTACAAGATGCAACATACTTGTTAATTGAAAGCGGAGACAATATTAAATTAGAACAAGCTGTAGGCGTAGTCTTTAGTGGTGGTCCAATAGACAACTAATGGCTAAGAAGTGGAAAGCTCACACAGACCATGAGGCTATTCATCATGGAACATCTATTGGCAGAAATCCAAAGATGAGTTCTATGAATAAACATAAAAGAAGATCATTTAAAAAATATAGAGGTCAAGGCAGATGACGTTCAAGGAACTTGTCGAACTTCTAAAACAAAAAGAAAAACAAACTAAAAAGAAGAAACGGAATAATAATGGCAGATAGTAAGATTAGTGAATTAACCGCATTATCATCTCCAGCAAATGATGACGTATTTGCTATTGTTGATACCGATGCAGGTCAAACAAAGAAAATAACATTTGCAAATATTAACTCAGCAGTATCTGCTGCTGTATCTGCAGACGATATAGGAACTGGTGATGCTGCAGTTAGTATTGCAACAAGCTCTGGTAATATAACTATAGATGCACAAGCAGGTGATACTGATATTATATTTAAAGGTACTGATGGTTCATCAGATATAACAGCTTTAACATTAGATATGTCAGAAGCAGGAGCTGCTTCATTTAACTCTACTGTTACTGCAACTGGATTTGTTATAGGTAGTGCATCAATTGATGAAACTGAATTAGAAATATTAGATGGAGCTACTCTTTCTACAACTGAATTAAACTATGTAGATGGTGTTACAAGTGCTATACAAACTCAACTTGATGCAAAACAAGCAACACTTACATTCGGTATTTCTAATACTAATGTACCTAAGTTTACTACAGGCGTAGTTGATGATGACTTTTTAAGGATAGCTGGAACAACTGTAGAAGGTCGTTCTGCATCAGAAGTTTTATCAGATATAGGCGGACAAGCATCTTTAACATTTGGTATCTCAAATACCAATGCTGTTAAGATAGATTCAGCAAGTGTAGCTGATGATGAGTATGCACGATTTACTGCTAACGGTCTTGAAAGTCGAAGCACCTCAGAAGTGCTAAGTGATATAGGAGGCCAAGCTGCATTAAGCTTTGGTATATCAAATACAAATATTCCTATCTTTACTACTGGTGTAGCAGATGATGATTTCTTAAGAGTCGCAGGTACATCAATTGAAGGTAGATCAGCAAGTGAAGTACTAAGTGATATTGGTGGACAGGCAACACTTACTTTCGGTATTAGTAACACAAACGCAGTCAAGGTTGATAGTGCTAGTGTTGCAGATGATGAATATGCTAGGTTCACAGCTAATGGATTAGAGAGTAGATCTACTTCAGAAGTACTATCAGACATTGGTGGTATTACTGCTAGTTCTTCAGATACACTAACTAATAAATCAATAGACTCAGATAATAATACAATTACTAATATTGTAAATGCTGACATTAAATCTAGTGCTGCTATTGCATTTAGTAAGATGGCAGATCTTACAGCATCAAGAGCATTAGTATCAGATGGTAGTGGTGATGTATCAGCAGCAACTACAACCTCAACAGAAATTGGTTACGTTAATGGCGTAACATCAGCAATACAAACACAATTAGATGCCAAAGCTAGCAAAGGTCTGGCTGTAGCAATGGCAATCGCATTATAGGAGAAAACATGGCTCAAGATTTCGAATCCAATGGAGCGCAGATAACAAACTCTGCTACAACAATATATACATCAAATAGTGATGATGCAGTTGTTGGACTAAGACTTGCTAATATTTTAACAACTACTGTTACAGTAAGTGTTTGGGTATCAGAAGGCGGTTCTACAACTAGATACCTTGTAAAAGATTTATCTATACCACCAGCTAGTTCAGTAGAATTGGTACAAGGTGGAGCTAAATTTGTTTTACAAAGTTCAGACGTTCTAAAAGGACAAGCTGGTACAGCAAATAGTATTGATGTATGGGTATCATTAGTCGATACAATTAGTTCATAGGAGATAACATGGCAGTAATACAATCAGTTGGTGGCGTTCAATATATTGGCGACACACCCCCAGGTGAAAAAATACACGAACACGATTCTGAAATTAATTTAGATCAGATCATCACAAGTGCTGTATTTGCTGGACCTATTACATTCGCAGCTACAGTTACAATAACTGGAACAGTAGTGGTTGTATAATGGAAGATATATATAATCCTAATCAAGAGATACATATTGATAGAGCAACTAGAAAGCTAGTAGTTAAGAACACACAAGATACAACTAACATTTTAAAAGAAAACAAAATTTTTCGCAATCATATACCTGAAGCACAAAAAGGAAACTTTCAACGTATTGCACAAATACCTTTAATTGCTTTAAAGTTAAAGACTAAAGAACGGTTTGGACATTCTAATTATTATAAACTTAATAAAGAAGAACAAACAAACATAATTAAAGAGATGGTCAATAGTAACGAGTATATGTACTTTAGAACAGGAGATAAGAGATTATAATGGCACTTGATAGTTATACAAATTTAAAAACTGCAATAGCAAACTTTCTAGCAAGGGATGATTTATCTTCAGAGATAGATGATTTTATAGATTTAACTGAAGCAGACTTCAATAGAAGATTAAGAATCAGAGCTATGGAAACTATAAATAGTTCTTTCACAATAGATAGTGCAACAGAATCTTTACCTACAGGATTCTTAGCAGCACGTTCATTTGTTATAACAAGTACTAATGTAGCTAACCCATTGCAATTAGTAACTCCTTATCATTTAGCTGATATGGATGAAACGCAAAGTGGAACACCTAGAACATATACTATACAAGATTCATTGTTTAGATTCCAACCAGAACCAGACTCATCTTATACAGCTCGATTAGTTTATTATAAAGCATTAGATTCTTTAAGTGGATCAACTGCTGACAATCATATATTAACTTACCATCCTGATGTTTATTTATATGGAGCATTATATTTTGCATCAACCTTTATAAGAGGAATGGATCAAGGTTCAGTTGCACAGTTTAAAGCCCAATATGAAGCTGCATTAAAACAAGTAGAAGCAGCAGATCAAATAGATAAATACAATGGCGCACCTTTAATACAAAGGTCAGGAATTAATATTAACAATTACGATAACGTATAATGCAAGTACCTTTTGGAGAATGGTTACCAGACCAACCAGATCATTTGAATCCTGGAGCTACAGCAGCAAAGAATGTATACCCTGCTGTTAATAGCTATAGACCATGGAAAGCTGTAACACAAGCAACTGCTAACGCTTTAACAGCTAGATGTCAGGGAGCTGCATCTTTTACATCCGATGCTGGTAATGTAAGTATCTTTGCAGGTGATGTAAGTAAACTTTATAGAATACTTGCTAACTCTGTAGTAGATGAAAGTGGCGGTACTACATTTAGTGTAGACTCTAATGGCTATTGGGATTTTTTAAAGTTTGGTGAAACTGTAATAGCATTCAACGGAGCTAATGCACCGCAAGCATGGACACTAGATTCATCATCAGACTTTGCAGCATTAAGTGGATCACCTCCATCATTTAGACACGCTGCTGTTGTAAATAACTTTATTGTTACAGGGTTTCAACCAACTGCACGAAACAAAGTACAATGGTCTGCAGTCAATGATGCAACTGGATGGACAGCAGGTACTAACCAATCAGACTCAGAAACACTTCCTGAAGGCGGAGTTGTTACTGGAGTAACTGGTGGACAGTACGGATTGATATTTCAAGAGAATAGAATCACACGAATGGATTATCGTGGTGGTAATGTAATATTCTCATTTAGAAGAATTGAAGATAACATAGGAGCAGTACAAGGTAAATCAGTTATTAAAGTTGGAAACCTTGTTTACTTTTTATCTGAAGATGGCTTTAGAGTTACAGATGGTAATACATCTAAACCTATTGGCAATGGTAAAGTAGATCGTTTCTTTAACGGAGACTTAAGATTTGCACACAGAGAAAAGGTTAAAGCTGCAGTTGATTATAAAAACAAATTAGTTTGTTGGTCTTATCCTTCAGTAGACTCAGGTACAACTGATAAACTTATAGTTTATAATTATGAAAACCAAAGATGGTCTATTGTTGAAATAGATCACGAGATGATATTTAACTACATATCACCAGGTTATTCTGTTGATGACTTAGATGATTACCCTTCTACTGGATCTAATAACTTAGATGCAATTAACGTACCACTTGATAGTGATATATTTGTAGGTGGGTTAAGATCATTTGGTGTATTTGATAACACACATAAGTTCGGAACATTTGAAGGAACAGCTTTAGCTGCTGAAGTAGGTACTGCTGAAACAGAAATCTTTCCTCAGAACAGATCATTACTTACTCATGTAAGACCAATAGTTGATACTTCATCTGCTACTGGTTCATTGACTTATAGAAATAGAGTTGCTGATTCACAAACAACAACTTCCCCTGTAACTGCTATGCACACAACAGGTACTATACCTTTTCATAAGTCAGCACGATATTTTAAATTTAATATGCAAATTGCAGCAGG